CATCTAAAAAATGGATCTTATTTCTTAGATATTATCTAATATGGATATCCTGGAACAAATACTGGATCGTTATCCTGATGAAGATTTCATAAAAGCTGATGGCCTGGATGATGCCGTTATTGGCCTGGATCAGTCCACATTCAGGCTGATTTATTCATTAACGAAGGTGATCGAACTGTTAGAGGGCCGGGGAATGACACATGAAGAGGCTGAAGAGTTTTATTATGTAAACATTGAAGGGGCCTATATAGGGGATAAAACCCCGATATGGTGCGAAGATGATTTCTTATGATCTTAAATGACAAATCCCCGATGCCTTATGGCAAGTATAAGGGCCAGGCCATGTGCAATGTCCCTGCCGATTACCTGTTATGGTTATATGAGGAAAGGAAGTTCAATCGGGAAGTGCGAATTTATATTGAAGACAATCTGCAGGCATTGAAAGCCGAAGTAAAAAAGAAACGATATTAAGCCGGGGGCGTAATGATCACACTTACAGGCTGATTTACTTCGATTGGCTGCCCTGCATTCCAGTGTACTGATCCCATTACGGTAACTGATCCTGAACCTATTTCGGCCGGGGCGACGGCCATATATTCCTGCCACTTACTGCTATCCTGTTCGATCCTTATCACACTGCCAGAAACGATTGCGGCGAATTCAGCCGTATTATCAGTAGTAAAATCACTGGACATCGTATTAAAATATAAATTCCCTGGATTGGCCTGATCATCGTTTTGCATACTGGCAAAGCCTGAAAGCAGTGGCGGGGCCACTTGTCCCACCCAAACATATTGCATAGGGGAAGGGGCCGGGGGTGGCTCAATGGGGGCAGCCTGGCCAGGGGCACCAAGTACGGCAAAGGTGATCAGTTCAGCTATGATGATCGGCGTATTAAAGGCAATCTGGTGATAATAGTTATAATCCTTCATATAGTTCTTTCCTTCAAGGATCGGGTTTAAATCCCCGTCTATATACTCTTCATCAGTATGACAGAGGACGGCCCCGTTATTATCGACATCCAGGAAATCCCCGTTTTTGGCAACAATGGTCACATTACGGGCGTAGAACATGGAATTTTGAATAGTGTCCAGGCGCTGGCCATAACTGTTATCAGGCAACTTTTCAAATGGTATGATATCGAAAGCCAGGCGAACTTGTTGAGTCTGTATATCCCAGGTTTGATTTATTACCAGGGCCTTTTGTTTAATGGTGATATTGATCATTACATAGTCTGGAAGTTCGATCCAAAGTGGATATGTTTGATAGTCGATATATGGCATGACTAAAAATTTATTGCGTATAAAGGTAATTTTTACTTTTACATTTGCACGAATATCAATTATGTGAAATGGTGGCCTGACCTTTTCGGATTGAAGAAAACAAAGGCAATTCAAACTGCTTTCCTGCCCTCACTCACTGCATACCTTTCTACTGATTTATGGGGCGGCGGCAAGATTTTCGGGAATTCCGCTATTTATCCTTCCTGGACACTTACCCAGGCTACAAATCAATACTGCAATAATGATTACGTTTATGCTGTCATAAACAAGATCGCTGAAACGACATCGCTGATCCCCTTTTATGTCTATTATCAAAAGGATGAAAAGCAATTGAAGAGGCTGAAGACATTAACACAAAGGTTATTTTATACGTCTAAGGGCCTGTTTGATATTTTGCTTATGCAGGCAAAGGCCCTGGAAGATGCTCCCGAAAGTGATCCCCTGGTAAAATTGCTGAATAGTCCGAACCCATATCAATCACAGCAAGAATTTTTCCTGGCCTGTTTCAGTTACTACTTACTCAATGGGGAATGTTTCATTTATAAGTTCAGGCCTGAAATCGGGGCCAATACGGGCCAGGTAACTGAACTGTATGTCCTTCCCCCTGCCAGTATCATTCTGCATGTGTCGACAACCTATCCACAGACAGTTGAAGGGTATGAGTTTACGGTAGGGGATCAAACTATCTATAAGCATATTGAAGCGGCTGATATGATTCATATCAGGAAATTCAATCCAGAGAATTCATATGGATATGACATATTAAGTAACTACAGCAGATTCAGGGGCCTGTCCCCTTTGATCCCGGCCACAAAACTGCTTACAAGGTTTATGGCTGCCGATGATGCTGCAGTAAGCCAGTTGCAAAATGGGGGTGTGCCTGGGATCGTATATGATGAAGATTCAGAACAGGTGACACAAGAGGTCTTGGATAATGCAAAAAGGGCCTTTCACAATTATTTGCGCAATCCGGGAAATAAGGGCCTGCCTATATTCATGAAGGGGGCAAAGTGGAAATACATTCCCCTGGGGTTGAAGCTGGCCGATTTAGAAGTGATCGCACTGCAGAACATGGATTTCAAGAGACTATGTAACATCTATAAAATATCTACGATCCTGTTTAACAGCGAAGTGGCGGCCACTGAATCGAACGTCCAGGAAATGATAAAGCAGATGTATACAAATGTTTGTCTTCCCCTGGCCTATACATTCAGGGATAAGTTTAACAGTGAACTGGCCCAGGAAATAAACACAAAGCAGAAAAGATATATCGATGTGGATATATCGGGGATCACAGAACTGCAGGATGATTATAAGGATTTGGCCACTGTCCTTTCTACTTTACCGATTACACCAACGGGAAACGAGATGAGAAATTTATTTAAGTGGGACAGGATAGAAGCTGATGTAATGGATCAGCCACTGGTAAAGCAGGGATATTCCCTTATTGACGAATTAAGTTTTGCTCCCCCTGCAGAATGAAGACGGATCATTTAATAAACAGGATATTTCCTTTTACGGCTGAAGACAGAAAGTGCAGGATGAAGAAGGAAAAGAAGACCTGGCAAAGGGAAAAGTTCAGGGGGATGATCCAGAAATATTACCAGGGTGAAGCAGTCAACTTCAAAAGTCTTTATATCGATCCTGAACAGATACAATTAATCTTACACATCTTACAGGATCATGACAGCCACAGCAACAAATGATCTTTACAGCAGTTATAAAAGATTTGTTTCTTCCAGGGTAAAGCACTGGCAGCCGAAGGTATATCAAAACTTACTTAACATGGTGGCCAATGCCACTGATGAAGCCACAATAGATGCTGCAATCAGGAACCTGGATCACAATATGCTGAAACCTTCAGGGATCATGATCACCCTGGAAAGCATTTATAAAGATGCTGGCCGGGTATATGGATCAAAGGTTTACCAGGTAGTAAGAAAGCAGGCCGCAAAAATCCAGGCCAGGGCCAAAGCCTTTATGCCGATTGGCTATAATGATGAACTGGTTGCAGAGATACTTTCTTATTTCAGGCTGCACTTACTCAATCAGGCCGTTTTGCCGATCACTGACACAATGAAAGAGTATATCCATGAAAGCCTGATTGCAGGGCAACAGCAAGGCCTTTCTTTACAACAGGTAGCTGATGATATTGAACAGACGGGATTTCCAAAGACAAGATCAATCGTAATTACCCGAACTGAAACGATCAGGGCGGCGAATTTCGGGGCCATGCAGGGGGCCAGGAAATCGGGATTTGAGACAGAGAAGGTGTGGATTGCGGCAAGGGATTTCAGAACCAGGCGAATTCCCAGGGATCAGTTTTCGCATATAAACATGAATGGTGTAACGATCCCCCTGGATGAACCTTTCCTGGTACCAAACAGAAACGGGGCCAGGGATAAACTAATGCAGCCGGGTGATCCACACGGCCAGGCGGCTGATGTGATCCAGTGCAGATGCACAGTGGGATTTAATGTATTGACAGGTAAAGACGGGTTGCCACTGATGCCGGGTGCAAGGCCGCCAATACAGCCAAAACCTACGCCAATCCAGCCACGGCAGCGCCAAAACCTACGCCTACGCCTACACCTACACCAAAGCCAAAGACAGGATTTCGGCCGGCAGAAACCAGGCAGGAAGCTGAACAGATCATAAGGGAAGTATTAAAGGCAAATACGGGCCTGGAATTTAAGTCAGTGGCATATGATGAAAGTATGTCTATTGAAAAGATCAATCGCTATAATGCAGCCGTCAATAAATTAAGTATGGAATATAATATTTCCGATGTCTACAGGGTGCCAGGGGCGGCGGCAGCTACAGCCAGGAACGGGCAACTAAAATTCCAGTCCACTGTAAACTTTGGAAACATTACTTCGACGCCGAATGTAATATATGAATTGAATTTTGGCCACAGAACAGATGGCCTGGCAAGCAGGGCCAAAGAAGGGCCGGGATGGAACAGGTTTAAAAGCAGGGTAGATGAAGATAACCTGGAACTATCAACCCTGTATCATGAATTCGGGCACTTCATTTCAGTGAACAGAAATTTAGATGTGGCTCATGCAGATGATAAGCTGGCCCCTTTCTGGACAGAACTGAAGAGTATCAAAAGGAAGTATATGGCTGAAAGAAGGAAGTTAAGCAGTGCAGGCAATGCCAGGGGCCTTTATGATATTGACCTGGGCACTTATGCAGATACGAACATAAATGAGTTTATGACAGAGGCCTTTACAGAGTATAAACTGAATTCAAATCCTTCAAAGTATGCCTTATTAGTGGGAAAATTAATAGATAAGATATGGGGAAAAAAATGAAAATAGTCAGTGACAGCAATCCGATTGACCTGATCTGCTTTCACTGCATACATTTGAGGACAGCCGAAGACGGTGGCGGGTGTGATGCTTTCCCGGAAGGAATTCCCCTGGAAATAACAGAGGGGGACAATCAGCACAAGGTGCCTTTACCCGGCCAGGGAAATAATATTGTATTTGAACCAAAAGAATAATTTCTACATTTGCGAAACCTTCACTTTCCAGAATATGGAAAATTTATATGCCTATAAAACTGCCACACTTGCCATATCCATAAAGGATGCTGACACTAAAAAGGGAATAGTCACTGGTTATTTTGCCGCTTTTGGCAATAAGGATAGTGACGGTGACATCATCATGCCGGGGGCCTTTACGAAATCCATTGAAGACAGGGGCGTAAATTCAAGGCAACCCAGGATCAAACATTTATTAAACCATAGAACAGATCAGCCATTGGGCAAATTGCTGATCCTGCAGGAAGATTCAACGGGTCTGTATTACGAAAGTCAGATCGGCAGCCACAGCCTGGGGAAAGAATTTATGAAAATGGTGGAAAGTGAACTGATTACAGAGCATTCAATAGGTTACAGGCCTATAAAGTGGGAACAGGATAAAGATGATAAGGAAACAACCCGGTTAACTGAATTACAACTTTGGGAAGGATCATCCCTTACTTTCCTGGGGGCAAATCAGCTTACACCATTGACGGGCCTGAAGCAGGCCGATAAAAAGACACAGATTGAAACTTTACTTACAAGGCAGGCGGCCATTGAAAGGTTTTGCCGCAATGCTGATGCAACAGATGAAACCATAGAACTGCTATTACTTACCAATAAGCAGCTTTCACAAATAATAATTGATTTCACAAAAGAAACTACAAAGCCGGAAGGTGATTCCACTTTGCCAGATAACAAAGATGAAATACAATTGATTGACGGTATCAATTCAATTTATTCACTTCTTAATTATCAAACAAATGGACGGCGAAGAAATAAAATCCCTTCTTACTCCGATACATGACGGGATTAAAGGCATGCAGGCCACTGCAAACGAAACCAAACAACAGCAAGAGCAATTATCAAAAGATTTTGAGGAAACAAAAAAGGCCTGGGACGAATGGCAAAAGATCAAAGATTCCAGGGATGAAAAGAATCAACAGGCCCTGGATGATCTTGCAAAAAAGGCGTCTTCCTTTTCTTATGGGGGAAAGCCTAAAGACGAATCTTTTGAGGGCCAGTTAAAGGTTGCCTTATTTGATCATTATAATAGCATAAAGGAAATCCGCAAGGGCAAAAGCCATGCATTTGAGATCAAGGCATCCATGCTGGAATCTACCCATTTGACGGGCAATGCAGTTGTTTCTTATCTGCAGCCGTCGATGAAGCCGGGGCAGGGGGGCAGGGCCTTTCGTGACCTGGTTGAAGTTGTAAACACGGCCACTGGATGGATCACTATTCCCAGGGAAACGACAACTACAGGATCAGTTTCCAGGTCAACAACAGAGGGGGCCACAAAAAGTACCATTGAGTATGCAGTCAATATGGTCAACTATACGGCTGATTATATTGCGGGTTTTGCCAGGATATCAAAGCAGATGTTGACTGATCTTCCTTTCTTACAAACCTGGCTGCCCAGGATGCTGATCAGGGATTTTACGACGGCCGAAAATGCACAATTTTACGGTGATCTTATTGCGGCAGCTACAGGATCGACGACAACAAGTGCCACTATCTATGCGGAAAAGCTGATTGATTGGATGGCCACTTTAGGGGCGGCAGGATATCAGCCAAATGGTATTGTGGGCACCTTTGCAGAGTGGGCGTCTTTAATGAAGACTGTCAGTACCAGTGGAACGGCTTACAGTGTCCCCGGATCAATGGTAATTGATCCTTCAGGAACAGCCAGGATTGCGGGTGTGCCTTTTTATCCTGCAGGATGGGTGGCATCAGGAAAGACAATTACGGGGGATTGGTCTTATGCAACTATTGCAGTGGCTGATCCACTAAAGGTTGAATTCTTTGAAGAGGACAGCGACAATGTGCAAAAGAATTTAATCACTGTCAGGGTTGAAGCGCGTGAAGTATTAGTGATTGAACAGCCGGCAGCATTTATATACGCCTGATTTTTTATTTTTTGAGGGATGATAAAAAAACTATCCTGGTCATTTCCATGATCGGGATTTATAAGAAAGAAAATCTGATCCTATGCCTATCAGTTCTTTTTCAATAGTCAGTTTAATTGCATGTGAATTGAATTCAGCAGCACCTAAGACAGTTCTGGATTTAGGGATAGGTACTGGCTTTTATGGGGCAGTGATCAGGCAGTTTGTTGACCTGGGGCAGGGCACAAAGACCAGGATCATAGGTGTGGAACCCTTTGCAGATTATCAAAATCCGAATTGGGATCATTACCAGACGGTGTATAAAAAGACAATACAAGATTTCCTGGTATTTGACCAGGATCAGTTTTATGACTGCATACTGTTTTTAGATGTGATCGAACACTTTAAAAGATTGGAGGGCCTTTCGATCCTGGAACAACTGCAGGAAAAGTTAAAGCCGGGGGGAATATTACTTGTCAGCACGCCTGGCATATTTGAAAGCCAGGGATCAGTGCAGGGCAATGAACTGGAAAGGCACCAGGCCTTTTTTGACGGTGAAGATTTCATTACCCGGAATTTTGTGATTTTAAAGGACGGAAACCGAAAGGATCAGTTTCAGCAAAGAATGTTAGTGGCAAAGTATAAAAACAGAAAGCACGTGGAAACGTAAATGAAAAAGGTAATGATGATCCTGATCAGCCTGGTCTTTGTTGACTGCAAGACAACAATTTATGTTTCCTTTCAGAGTGGATCAAAAGTAAGGACTGTACACAGGCAGATCGGGATCGGTAACAGGATGCTGAATAAAGATTCACTTATGTTTTTAAGGGACACAATCATTAAAAAAGATTCAGCCAGTATAATAAAATGAAAATACTGATACATGCACAATATTACTTACCTAAGACACTGGCCGGGGCCGAAAAGTATCTGTATGCAGTGGTAAAGCATCTGCAGGGCCAGGGACATCATATTACGATCCTGATCGATGAAGAGGCGGAATATGAATATGAAGGTGTAAGGGTGACGACTACCAGGCGCAATATCTTAGAACACTATCAAAAGGCCGATATTGTTTTTACACATTTGACGAATTCGGGCCAGGCCATAAAGTATGCCTGGAACACGAATAAACCATTGATCCATATCCTGCATAATAATCATCCTGCAGCCGAACTGTTTTATGATGAACTGGAAAATAATTATATCATTTACAATTCTTATGCACTGGCAAAGGAATTACAGTTGCCTTATCCTTCCATTGTGGTAAGGCCGGGGATTGATACCGGGTACTGGAAAAGTGATAAGGATCATTACCTGAATAAATACATTACCCTGGTCAATTGCTGCCGGGAAAAGGGCGGCAAGCTACTGGCAACCCTGGCAGACAATCTTCCTCAATATCAGTTTATGGGTGTAATGGGGGCCTATAATTACCAGGTCAATTTACCGGCAAGATTTAGAAATATGCAGTATATGCCACTGCAGGAAGACATGCGGAAAATTTATGATCAAACCAGGATCATCATTATTCCTTCTTATTACGAATCATGGTCTTTGGTGGCGGCTGA